TCCAAAGCAGCATCAAAGAAGTTTGCCAACGAATCCCTTGACGTGGTATTCATAGACCTAACCCATACCTATGAAGCGGTAAAGGAAGACATCAAGCTATGGCTGCCCAAAGTAAAGAAGGGAGGCTTCATCGCAGGAGATGACTACCACGAACATTGGAAGGGAGTAATCCAAGCCGTTGATGAACTGCTGCCTCGTGCTACGTTCATTGATGACTGTTGGATTTACCAAAGGTGAAGAACCACACGAAGGTCTATCTCAAGGGGATGGGCTACTCCACAACCGATTTCATCCCCTGCGAGGTATGTCAAGGCCAAGCCGTAGACATCCACCACATTGAGTCAAGAGGAATGGGTGGAAGCAAAATTGCTGATACCATAGAAAACCTGATGGCACTATGTCGTAATTGCCACGTTGCATACGGAGATATTAAAGAATGGAAGGAACGCCTTCAAGCAACACACAATCACCACCTCGCAAAAAGGGTTATTTAGATACAACCGAAAATAACGGAACTGAACGGATATGAAAGATGACAAAGGCAGGTTCATAGCAGGCAACACAGGAAGACCCGCAGGAACACCAAACAAGACCACCAACAAAATACGAGAGGCATTCCAAACCCTCATAGAAGCCAACCTTGAGAATATGACCCTATGGCTCACACAGGTAGCTGCTGATGACCCGAAGGGCGCACTTGACCTGTTGAACAAGATGGCAGAGTACACGACTCCCAAACTCGCAAGGGTGGAGAACTCACACGAGGTATCGGATGAGCTAACCAAAATCAAGGTAGAGATTGTCCGAGCTAAACCTAAAGAGTAGCGAACTCTTTGAGAAGAACTACACCGCACCAACTCGGATAGTAGTCAATCAAGGCGGCAGCCGTTCGGGTAAGACCTACTCCATTTTGCAGATGCTCATCGTGATGGCGATGGAGGATAGAGGCAAGGTGTATTCTATCGTGCGTAAGTCGCTGCCGTCTCTGAAGATGACGGCCTATCGTGACTTCTTTGAGATACTAAATGCCAACGGTCTCTATGATGAGGCACGGCATAACAAGAGCGACTACACCTACGAGCTGAACGGCAACCTCTTTGAGTTCATCAGCCTTGACCAACCGCAGAAGAAACGTGGAGCAAGACGTGACTACCTATTCTGCAACGAGGCAAACGAACTTACTTGGGAGGATTTCTTTCAGCTCTTGATTCGTACCACAGGCAAGATATGGGTTGACTACAACCCCTCTGACGCATTCCATTGGATATACGATAAGTTGCTGACAAGGGATGACGTTACCTACATCCAATCCACCTACCTTGATAACCCGTTCTTGGATGCCTCTATTGTTGAGGAGATAGAAAGGCTGCAACATACGGACAATGACTATTGGAGAATCTACGGATTAGGAGAACGTGGTATGAGCAGAGCCACCATCTTTCAATACGGGCAGGCCGAGATACCAAGCGATGCCACGCTCTTATGTCACGGGATGGACTTTGGGTACACCAATGACCCTACCGCACTTGTGGCGGTCTATAAGTCGGGGGACAATCTTTATGTGGATGAGCTTATCTACCGCACGGGAATGACCAACCCCGACATCAGCAACGTATTGAAGTCCCTAAACCTTGACAGACGCACGGAGGTATTTGCTGACTCTGCTGAACCCAAAAGCATCGAAGAGCTGCATCGTATGGGATGGAACGTGAAACCCACGCAGAAGGGCGCAGATAGCGTTATAGTGGGTATTGACGTGCTGAAGCGGCACAAGCTATTTGTAACCCCAAGAAGCAGCAACCTAATTAAAGAATTGCAAAACTACAAGTGGGTAGAAGATAAGAACGGCAACCTGCTCAACAAACCCATAGATGCATTCAACCATTGCTTTGTTGGTGATACGCTTATTACTACCCTACGAGGGCAGGTAGCAATTAAAGACGTTACCGCTTGGGATATGGTTCTCACATCAAGTGGCTACAAGCGTGTCGTATGTAGGTTTGATAACGGATTGAAACAAGTGAATACATACTTGATGCAGTTCGGCACGATTGTTGTTGAATTGACTTGTACTGAAAGTCATAAAATAAAAACAACAAACGGATGGAAACAAATCAAAGACCTAAAGAAGGGAGATGTACTGTACCTACACAAGAGTTTAACGGGAAGCAATACTACCTATACCCCAACGAGCGATACTTCAGCAAGGGTGTCAAGAGACTTCATAGGGTTGTATGGGAACACTACAATGGTAAAATACCTAAGGGGTATCACATTCACCACGTTGACGGCAATACTCAAAACAATGCCATTGAGAATCTACAACTCATTGGGGCTACAGAGCATCTTAAGATGGAGGGAAGGCTGCGCTCGCAAAATAAAGAATGGTTTGAGTCTTTTTGGAAGGCAGGTGTTGAGTCCGCTAAATCTTGGCACGCATCTAAAGAGGGGATTGAATGGCATAGCATTAGCGGCAAAAAGTCTTGGGAGTCTCGTGAATACAAAACTCTTGAATGTCAGCAATGCGGAACGGACTACCAAACCCGTCACGCAGGAGCTTCAAAGTATTGTCATCCTAACTGCAAAGCAAAAGCATTACGGGCAAGAAGAAAGGGTCTATGACCTTATGGTGGCCGAATGCCACGAGTATTACGCAAATGGTGTCCTTGTTCACAACTGCATAGATGCGCTGCGCTATGCAACGTATAACAAGTTGAGCAGACCTAACTTTGGCAGGTATGCCATACGCTAAAACTAAAAGGTTATTTTAATAATGGAACTAAAGGTAATTGTACCCACCTCCCTATCGGAGATAACGCTTGACCAATACCAACGCTTTGCGAGGCTTGAGGGCGATGAGGAGTTCTTGACCCACAAGATGCTTGAGATATTCTGCGGAGTGCCTCTTGCTGACCTGCCTAATGTAAAGTTCGCAAGCGTAGCCAATGTGATGCGCCACATCAATACGATGTTCAGCGAGAAGCCAAACCTAAAGACGGAGTTCACGATGGGCGGTGAAACCTACGGGTTCATCCCGAACCTTGAGGACATCACCTTTGGGGAGTATGTGGACTTGGATAACTATATGGGTGACATACAAGAGCTGCACAAAACGATGGCAGTCCTCTACCGACCCATCACCGAGCGCATAGGCAAGCGGTATGCTATTGAGCCATACGAATCAGCATCCAAATACTCCGCATCAATGAAGGATGCGCCGATGGATGTTGTGATGGGAGCATCGGTTTTTTTTTGGCGTTTAGGAAACGAACTACTGCTCGCTACCCTGACCTCTTTGGAGAAGGAGAAAACGAGTACTCCGCAGAGTCCCAATTCGGTAGAAAGTGGGGATGGTATTCTTCCTTCCATCAGCTTGCTCAAGGAGATGTTACAAGATTTGAACGAGTCGGAAGGCTTGGCGTTCACGAAGCCCTTACCTTTCTCGTTTTTGAAAAAGAGCGCATAGACGTTGAACGCAAACAATTAGATAAGATAAAAAAATGAGACAGTTCTACGACATCACCACCAAGCTAAAAGATACCCTTGAAGCCAATAGCCAAGTCAACGTGGTAACGACAGGGGATATTTTTGACATAGACCTGAACAAGCAGACCATCTTCCCTTTGTCGCATATCATAATCAACCAAGCAACATTCGAGGGACAGATAGTTCGTATGAACGTGAGCATTGTTTGTATGGACTTGGTGGATGAGACCAAAGAGAACCCACGCTTGCAGGCAGAGCCGTTCTACGGCACGAGCAACGAGCAAAACATACTGAACACCCAACTCGCAGTAATCAACGATGTGGTGACAGAGCTGCGCAGGGGTACTCTGTACACCGACCTTTATCAGTTGGATGGTACCGCCTCTTGCGTTCCCTTTAGCGAGAGGTTTGAGAACCTGCTTGCAGGGTGGACTGCCACCTTTGACGTGCTGCTTGCTAACACCGAGATAAGCATCTGCTAAAATGGCACGGAAGGAATTGTTGGAAGCGGTGCTTACCAAGTTTGCAAAGTTTGTAATTCAGCAGGCGAGGACTAACCTCACCAAAGGCAAGCACAACTTTGACAAGGCCCTTTACAATTCTTTGCAGTATAAACTATTTGTAGGCGAGAACTCGTTTACTCTTGCCATTGAGATGGAGGACTATGGTGACTTCCAAGACAAGGGAGTAAAGGGCGCAGGAGGCACGAGAAAGTCCACAAGTCCATTCAACAGGCGAAACAACAAGGGCAAGATATGGAAGCAGAAAGCACCCGATAGCCCATACAGTTACAAGGAGGGCAAGAAGCCATCAGCCAAGCACTTCAAGCGGTGGGCAGAGAGCAAGGGGCTGAATCCTTTTGCAGTCCGTGAGTCGGTATATCGGCAGGGCATACCTGCAACGAAGTTCTTTAGCACACCCTTTAGGCTTGGGTTTGCCAAGCTACCCCCCGAGCTTATTCAGTCGTTCCAATTAGGCAAAGATGACCTACAAGCATTTACCCGTAAGGATTTAAATATAAAACTATGAGTACACCTACTGCCTCCATTCCCGATAGTATCTCAATGGCTCGAAGCCCGATATTTTTCACGGCTCGTAACAACTCCGTTGCAGGAGATACGCTTGAGTTTATGTCGTTAGATTTACGCATCTATTCGGGTGCGTTTACGACATCGGGAACGGACAATTACGAGCTTGAGAAAAACTACTCAATCAATAACGTAATCAACTTTGAGGTAAGCGACCTAATCCGTTCCGAGTTTTATCACGACTTTAGCGTATGGAATGACATAGGCTTCACGCAGAGTCCGCAGGGCGAGGCATTGTTTGTTTGGGGCTATGGAGATTGGCAGTACAACAACGCAGGAGGTGGTCTTGTATCGGGGCAATGGAATCAGCCCGAAGAAGAAGCACCCGACCAATTCATCACTTTAGATGGGTGGGCAACCCGTGATAACATAGCCCCTGTTGCGGTATCGCAGTTGGTGCTTGCAACGGATAGAGATAGGCAGGTGCTTGTTGGTAACTACGAATCCCTTGCAATCAACAATAGCGTAGCCAATGACTTGGGCGCAATCCGCATCACTTGGCAGGGTGGAGCCACCGCGTTACTGACAAACACAGGGGGGGGCAGCACAACGCCACCCAACCCATCAAGCAACAACTCGCAAGACCTTGTAATCTATGCAGGCGTAGGTGCTGCTAACCTTGAGAACAATGGTAACCTACCTTCGGAAGTAAAGCCAAGCGCACAGAGCAATGGTGGCGTAGGCAGTTACTACGATGTCATTCTCTTGGATGGCGAGGACTCACCAAACGAGATAGGGCGTGTACGATACTACGTTATCTGCGAACCCAAGTACGACCCCGTGCAGGTAGCGTTCATCAACCGCTTTGGCGTTGCTGACTTCATCACCTTCTTCAAGCGCAGCGATGAGCGTGGCAACTTCACGCAGGATTCCTACCAAAAGAGCATCTACAACGATGGCTTCACCACCCCCTCATTGGAGGTAGGCAAGTACCAATCCTATAACGTCAACTCTCGCAACACCCTAACTCTAAACACAGGGTTCGTTGACCAAGACTACGATGAGACTATTGAGGACATTCTGATGAGCGAGTATGTCGCGGTCTATACCAATAGTAATTGGGTGAGTGCCGTTCCGAATCGTGGAACCATAGAATACCAAAAGAGCGTGAATACAAAGCTTATCAATTACACAATGTCCTTTGACTTCGGATTTGATGAGCGCAGCTTGGTACGATGAACAAGGTTGATATTTACGTCAATGGCTTTCGCCTTGACATCTTTGATGATGAGGAGATAAGTATCAACCTCTCGGTGCAGAACGTGCAGGACATCTCAAAGGTGTTCACGGACTTCACGCAGGGATTCACCATTCCTGCAAGCCCAAGAAATAACGAGATACTTCAGCACTACTACAACGCCAATATCACAAGCTCCGTTATCACTACGGAGACGGGCGGCAGCCCCGTATGGAATAGCATAGGCATCACTTGGAATACCTTTAACACGGTTTGGAACGCAGGCGCAACAAGCACGAGCGTTGCCAATACGTTTGATGGCAGGCTACGACAGGAAGCAAGAATTGAAATAAACTCCTTGCCCTTCCGCACGGGGGTGATTGAGGTAGAGAACGTGCAGTTGAAAGGCACAGAGCCTTATGCGTACACCTTGACATTCTATGGGGATGTAGTAACGCTTACGGATTTGTTTGGCGAGGACTATTTGTACGACCTTGACTTTGCAGAACTAAACCACGAGTACACGGATGAGGCGGTATTTGATAGGCTTACTACTGACAACTACGCTCCGTTGTTTTATCCGCTTTGCAGTCCTGTAAAGAATTGGGTTTATGACTCTGACTCCTCCAACCACGATGACACAAACATCGCCTTCCACAATGCCAACGAAGAACACGGCATCCACTACTATGAGTTAAAGCCTGCGCTAAAGGTTACTGCTATCCTTGATGCTATGGAGCAGAAGTACGGCATCACGTTTACGGGTGCGTTCTTGAGTGCTACTCCGTTTGTTGATTTGTCGTTATGGCTGCACAGGTTTGAAGGGTATCTATTTTCAGGAGGCAATGATATTGAATGGCAGCTCATAAACTTCAATGCTATCAATTCGGGGACTGCTTTTAATTTGAGTACCGATACTTGGACTGTTGCCACCACCGCAAACTTCTATGAAGTTACTGTTGTTATTGAGGATGTCAGCGAGAACTACGAGCTTGGCTTATTTTCAAACGGGGTATTTTATGGCTCTTTATTTACACAAGCCCACCCATCAAGTTCAGTTAGTCATAGCATCCCCTACTTCTCTGACGGCATTGGCAGCACGGTGCAGTTGTACATAAGGCCGCAGCAACCTTTGTCTATGACTTATCAAGTTACAGAGTATTCAGCGAATAGACCTGCTACGGCAGACGAGTTCTCGGTAGACCAAACCTTATCAGCGACCTACTCCTTTCAGTTGGTGGTGCAAGACATAATGCCCCAAATAAAGGTAAAGGACTTCTTGGCAGGGATTCTGAAAATGTACAATATGGTAATCATACCAACCACGTCTACGAGCTTCTTACTTCAGCCGTTGGATGATTGGTACGCAGCAGGAAGCGACAAAGACTACCAAGACTATTTAGACATCACCGAGTATGTGGTGAACCGCCCACCGCTTTACAGGGAGATTGAATTTAAGTACCAAGAGACAGAGCAGATACTTGGATTCCAATACCAACAGACAAACAATGTAGGCTTTGGGGACTTGAACACGACCTTTGATTTTGATGGCGATGAGTTTATTGTAGAAGTGCCGTTTGAATGCCCCTTGTTTGAAAGGCTGACAGACCAAGACACGAGCGCATTGACTAACGTACTTGTGTACAAAAGCATAACAAGCGAAGCAAACGAAGATGGCACATTCAACCCGTATTTAGGCGCACCTATTTTGTTTTATGGGTACTTTGATGACTACACCCTAACTCCAAACCCTGTTGCGTTTGTAAACTCTGATGACACCACAAGCGAGGAGGTCACCATTGCGTGGTATGCCAATACCTCAAACCGCTATACAAGCGCAGCAGCATCACACACTATCACCTTTGGCGCAGACATAGACCCATACCACCTGCAATCGGTAAACCAAAGCCTATATAACAACGAGTGGAGCGACTACATTACCGACCTATACGCCAAAAGTCGCAGGTTGTACAACGTAGAAGCCGTGCTACCCATCGGCAAGATTATCACGCTGAACCTGCAAAACGCAATCATTTGGAACAACACCAAGTACATCATAAACAACGTGAGTCTAAATATGACCACAGGCAAAGCATCATTTGAACTCCTTAACGTAGTATGAAGCCCACCTATTTAAGTTATTTGATAGAACTGCTGCAAGCAAGTGACTATCGCAACGTCTCCGAAACTATTGATATAGCAAAGGGCAAGAACGCAATACCACGAACTTGGAAGGAGTTCCTAAATCGTAGATAATGGCAGTAGTAGAAGAAATTCGTATTGAAGGAGATACTTCGGGCTTTCAGAAGCAGATTGATGCGCTTAATAAAAAGATTGAGGAGCTTGAGAAGAATCTCGGTGGCGTACAGAAGGAAGCGGCAGACGTAGGCAAGGAGGCCAAGAAGACGGGCGGCATCATCAACAAGGCATTTGACGGCCTAAAGAAAGTTGTTACCGCACCTTTTGAGCTTGCAAAGAGAGCAGCAAGCGGATTAGGAAGCCTACTCAAAGGCGGTCTTGGTCTTGGGCTTCTTGTTGGCGTAGTAGATAAACTATCGGAGGCTTTTCAAAGCAACCAAAAGGTAGTAGATGCAGTCAGCAAGGTGATGACTACCTTGAGCATTATCTTCAGTAAGATAACCGAAGCAATCTTTGGAGCAGTAGAGGAGCAGAACAAACTCAACGGAGGATTTGATGCAACGAAGAAGGTACTCGGTGGATTGATTAGCGGAGTGCTTAATGTATTTGTAGGCATCATACAGGGCATCCAATTAGCGGTACTTGAAACGCAGCTTGCTTGGGAGAAGTCTTTTTTTGGAGATAAGGATGCAACACGCATCAAAGAACTAAACAAGGAGATAGCCCTCACTCGTGAGGAGTTGACCAAGACGGGGGAAAACCTTTTGGAGAGTGGCAAGATGGTCATCAATAACCTTGCAGAAGCCGCAGGCGAAGTGGCAAAGACCGTTGTAGCTGTTTCCAAGAGCGTTGTAAAGGCGGTGCAGGAGTTGGATATAGACAAGGCCACAAGCGATGCAGAGAAATTGGTCGCGTTACGAAAGGCCGCAGCACTTGCTGATGTAGAACGGCAAAGGATTCAGCTTGAGTTCCAAGCAGGCCAAGAGAAGCTGCGGCAGTTGCGTGATGATGAAAATACATCTATTGACGTAAGGCTGCAAAAAAACGCAGAGCTACTTGACTCTTTTAAGAAACAAGCAGCGTTAGAAGAACAACAAATACAGAAAAAGATTGATTTAGCGCAAGCAGAATTAGCCGTTATAGATAGTGCGGAGAATGCAGTTGCGTTAGCACAAGCAAAGTTAGAGCTAACTGATTTGACAGAAAGGCTACTTGGTCAAGAGTCTGAAGCCCTTGCAAACCAAAACTCCCTTCTTCGTGAGCAGTTAGACATTACCAAGAGCATCGGTGAGACCGACCAAGAGATATTCGAGATTCAGCAGAACGCTCAACTTGAACTCATAGATGATGCGGTAGCAAGAGCCGAGAAAGAAATAGAGATAGCACAAAATGTCTTTAACCGAAAGAAGGCATTGCTTCAGCAAGAGGTAGATGCTACAAAGGCAGGAACCGCAGCTCGTGCAGAAGCAGAAAATGCTCTAAAGTTATTTGAAGCGGAGAACGCAGCAGGTCGTTTGGCTTTGGAGAAGAACTTGCAGCAGGCAAAGTTAGATGCTATCAAAGGCGCACTAAACGGCATCGCACAACTCGTAGGTGAGAATACGCTGCTTGGTAAAGGCATCGCGTTAGCGCAGGTAGCCATTGACACTTATACGGGAGCTACAAAGGCTCTTGCGCAGGGTGGTGTATTTGGTTACATAGGAGCCGCAGGAATCATTGCATCGGGTATTGCAAACGCAAAGAAGATAACCGCTACGCAAGTGCCTACTGAATCAGGCGGTGGTGGCAGCAGCCCTGCCATAACAAACACGCTCTCGCAGCCCTCAACCCCTGCGCAGTTTAACATCGTAGGACAGTCCAACCTAAACCAACTTGCACAAAGCATAGGTGGTCAGTTTCAGCAGCCCATCCGTGCTTATGTCGTAGGGCAGGATGTAACGACCTCACAACAACTACAACGCCAAAGAGTAAGAACCGCAACATTCGGATGATGAAACTAATTGAACTTATACTTGATGAATCAATGCTGCTCACGGGCATTGATGCAATCTCCCTTGTAGAATATCCTGCTATTGAGGAGGACTTCATAGCCCTCAACTCACAAAGGGTGGAGTTTGCTACGCAGAGCGATGAGAAGCGCATCCTTATGGGAGCAGCACTCGTACCCAACAAACCCATCTACCGAGCCGAAGGCGAGGAGGAGTTCTACGTTTACTTCAGCGAAGCCACCATCCGCAAAGCAAGCGAGATGTTCTTTCAGAAGTCCAAGCAGAACAACGCTACCCTTGAACACGAGGTAGGCATCAACGGCCTCACGGTTGTAGAGTCTTGGATTATAGAAGATGAGGTACACGACAAGAGCAAGAAGTATGGCTTTGATTTGCCCGTAGGCACTTGGATGGTATCTATGAAAGTCAACAACCCCGAAATTTGGACAAACTTTGTCAAGACAGGAAAGGTCAAAGGCTTCTCTATTGAGGGGTACTTCGTGGACAAGCTAAACCTTGCCAAGCAAGAGATGGCGCAGATAGAGGAGCAGGAAGCAGCGTTGATGCTTGCGCAGATTGTCGCTATCATAAAAAGGGATGGCCGCAAGAAGTCGGGAACACGCACCGAGATGGAATCGTTTACTGACTACCCCGATGCGGTAAAGAACAACGCCAAGCGTGGCATTGAACTAAACGAGAAGAACGGCAACAAGTGTGCAACGCCTGTCGGTAAGGTAAGGGCGCAGCAACTCGCACAGGGCAAGCCCGTATCTGTTGAGACCATCACACGGATGTACTCCTATCTATCAAGAGCCGAAGAATACTACGATGAGAACGACACGCAAGCCTGCGGCACAATATCGTTTCTGTTGTGGGGCGGCCTTGCAGGTAAGCGTTGGGCAGAATCCAAACTAAAAGAACTTGGCAATGTATAGACCAATGAAACTCCCCGTTGCGTCACCGAGAGGTGGCAGGCGTGGATGCTTGTGCAAAGACAATACCTACAAGTCCAACTGCTGCGATGGCTCATTGCAAGCGCAAGGTATAGGCTCGTTAGTGGGTCAAGGCATAAGCGTTAAGATACGAGGCGAGGAGTGGCAGACCATCAACACCCGATGGGAGTCCACAAATACTCTATGGCAAGACCTATAAAAATGTTACAAATAATCAAAACCCCTTTAATTAGTTAGATATGAAAGCAAACAATATCCTAAACCGCATCCTTGCCGAACTGTCCTCCATCCGCGAGGTTAAGTTTGAGCAAATGACACTTGAGAACGGAGCCGTTCTTGAGGCAGAATCATTTGAAGCAGGTAACGAAGTCTTTGTCATTAGTGGCGATGACCGAGTTGCTGCTCCTGTTGGCGAACACCTCCTTGAAGATGGTCGTGTACTCGTTATCACCGAAGAAGGCGTAATCGCTGAAATCAAAGAAGCTGCTGCCGAAGCAGAGGAAGTAGAAGTTGAGGTTGAGGCCGCAGCACCTACCGAACTTGCAGAGGAAGTAGAAGAAGCTCCTGCGGTTGTTGCAATCATTGAGAAAGTTCTTGAGGAGATTGCAATGATGCGTGAGGAGATGAAAGGAATGCGTGAGGAGATGGGCGGCTACGCCAAGAAGGAGGAGATGTCAGCTATCAAGGCTGAACTATCTGCCGCACCTGCTGCGAAGCCCATCAAACACAACCCCGAAACAAAGCAAGTCCAAAAGATGAGTTCAAACCGCCCCCAAAAGACGATTGACCGAGTCCTTGCACGAATGAATAAATAACAAATAAACAATGGCAACAACTACTTCAATCACCACTAACTATGCAGGAGTATTTGCAAGCAAGTATATCTCTGCTGCACTTCTTTCTGCTAATACTTTGGACAAAGGTCTCATTGAGATTCTTCCAAACGTAAACTTCAAAACCACCCTTCAGAAGGTTAACACAAACGACATCGTAAAAGATGGCACTTGTGATTTTGATGCAACTTCTACCTTGACTTTGACCGACCGCATTCTTGAGGTTGAGCCATTCCAAGTGAACTTGCAGCTTTGCAAAAAGGACTACTACGATTCTTGGATTGGTGGTCAGATGGGTTACTCCGCTTACGATAGCATCCCTGCTTCTTTCGCTGACTTCCTTATCGCTCACGTTGCTTCAAAGACTGCCCAAAAGATTGAGCAGAACATTTGGAACGGAAACGCTGCAAGCGCAGGTGAGTTTAGCGGCTTCCTTTCTTTGATGACTGCTGACTCTGACGTTATTGACGTAACCGCTACAACCGTAACTGCTGCAAACGTAATCACCGAGCTTGGTAAAGTTGCTGATGCTATCCCTTCTGCCCTTTACGGCAAGGAGGACTTGACCATCTACGTTCCACAAAACGTAGCTAAGGCTTACGTTCGTGCGCTTGGTGGCTTCGGAACTTCAGGTCTTGGAGCAAATGGTGTTGACAACAAAGGCACAATGTGGTACGGCAACGGAGACTTGTTCTTTGATGGCATCCGCGTTGCTATGGCAAACGGTCTTCCTTCAAACAAGATGGTTGCTGCTGAATCTTCAAACCTATTTTTCGGCTGCGGTTTGGCTGATGAGAGAAACGAAGTGCGTGTCCTTGATATGTCCGACCTTGACGGAAGCTTAAATGTCCGCGTAATCCTACGCTTCTTCGCAGGAGTTCAGTACGGCATCGGAGCTGACGTAGTCCTTTACTCTTAATCCGAGTTAATGTAAATCAAGAGGGGGCTTGGGCTATGTCCTCGCCCTCTTTTTTAATTCTAATAAAACAAAAATAAAATGGCTTGTGATTTAACTAAAGGTCGTGCGGTTCCGTGTAAAGACGTTGTCGGAGGAATTTATGCGGTGTACTTTGTAGATTTCGGTGACTTGGGTACTGTTACCCTCACCAACGATGAGATTACCAATATCAGCGGAACTTTCTCTGCTTACCAATATCTTGTAAAAGGTAACTCATCTTTTGAGCAGACCTTTAACTCAAGCCGTGAGAATGGCACAACCTTCTTCACGCAAACTTTGAATTTGACGTTGACCAAACTCACAAAGGAGGACAACAAAGAATTAAAGCTGCTTGCTTATGGTCGGCCTTATGTTGTGGTGCAAGACTACAACGGCAACGCCTTTATGATGGGTCTGAACTACGGAGCCGAAGTAACAGGTGGAACGATTGTAACGGGTGCTGCTATGGGTGACCTATCGGGCTACACTTTGACAATGGAGGGACAGGAGCAACTTCCTGCCAACTTCATCGCAGGTGCTACCGTTGCCAATCCATTCGCAGGACTTGCAGGTGCAGTTGAAACGATTGTAGTGGGTTCTAACTCGTAAATGAATTAGGGGGGCGCAAGCCCCCTTATATTTACAAATAAAATGAGCAAACAAATTTTTTCTAAAATCGCCAAGATTGGCGAGGAGATGCGAGCAGCAGAAGCCGTAAAGGTTGAATTGGCTGCAATGGATGACCTACCCAAAATGCTCAAATACATTCAGGAAGGTCAGAAGATTGAATCAAGAGCTGCCGCTATTGAGGACAAATACTCTAAATCGGTAAACGATGCCCTTGCTGCCCGAAACAAACTTGAAACCGATTTTAGTAACCTCAAGGCATATCAAAAGGCGGTAGAAAAGACAATCGCTGATGTAGATAAAAAAGCAAAGGAGTTGGGCGTAGACCCGATGAAGGTGCTTCCCACCTACAAAGAGGTTATGTCGCAAAACTTTCTCCGAGTAAACATTGAGAACGTAGCTGAAACCTTGCGTATTTTGCCAAAAGGTAAAGTGTAGGTATAAGTTTGACAAAATAGTTAAGGGGGCGTAAGCCCCTTTTCTATTTTCAAACAAATCCAAAGTAAAAGGTTATTTATTTAAGATGCATATCCTTCAAGTATCAGCCTCGCCACAAGCAATAGTAATCATACCTCGCACGTTCCCTGCGAGCGTTACGATTGCGCTGATTGACGAATCAACAAACACCACCGCAACACCTGCGGTTACGGCTGCCTCTGCGAATGGTTTTATGACCCTCACAGGCACGTTTAGCCTTGTCAACAATAGATTCTATGGCTTAAAGGTATTTGCATCGGGAAATCTAATATATCGGGATAGGGTATTCGTAACTTCGCAAACAGACTACGAGAAATTTACGGTGAACCAAAACGTGTACACCGAAGAAACAAGCTATGACAATGAGTACATCATCATCTAAAGTCCACGTTGTGAACTTCAGTTCATACACCACACCTGTTGTTAAAGAGGTGCAAGGGAAGGACTATGTAGAATACGGAGACAACAACGACTACTTCGGGTATCTGATTGACAGGTACAACGGCTCACCCACCAACAACGCTATCCTCAACTCTTTGATGGATATGACCTTCGGTAAAGGATTGGATGCAACGGACTCTGCCAAGAAGCCGAGCGAGTACGCAGCGATGCGTGGCCTGTTCACGAAAGCCTGCTTGCAGAAGGTGGTAGCGGACTATGTGATGATGGGGCAATGCAGTATGCAGGTTGTGTACTCCCAAGACCACAATATGATTGTAGAGGTGCAGCACATCCCCGTAGAGACGTTACGAGCCGCAAGGTGCAACGAAGACGGGGAGATTGAGGCGTACTACTACGCAAAGGATTGGGAAGACGTAAAAAGCAGGAGAGAGACTGCGGTACGCATCCCTGCATTTGGCACAAGTAAAGAGGGGTTGGAGATATTGTACATCAAGCCATACCGAGCAGGATTCTACTACTACTCCCCTGTGGACTATCAAGGTGGCCTGCCATACGCAGAACTTGAGGAGGAGATTGCCAACTACCACATTAACAACATTCAGAACGGCCTTGCGCCTTCAATGCTTATTAACTTCAACAACGGGGTACCGAGTGAGGAGGAGCGCAGGAGCATTGAGCAGCAGATTGCAACGAAGTTTAGTGGCAGTTCAAACTCGGGCAAGTTCATCCTTGCGTTTAACGATAATAAAGACCTTGCAGCAACGGTTGACCCCGTTCAGTTATCGGATGCTGCGGAGCAGTACCAATTCTTGAGTGCTGAAGCCACGCAGAAGATAATGGTTTCGCATCGTATCGTAAGCCCTATGCTATTGGGCATCAAGGACAATTCGGGATTAGGTAACAACGCTGATGAGCTAAAGACCGCATCTACGCTTTTGGATAACCTTGTTATTCGCCCCAAGCAGGAGATTATCATTGACGGCATTGATATGATTCTTGCCTACAATGACATCAGCCTAAACTTGTACTTCAAGACCCTGCAGCCTTTGGAGTTCACCGAAGACGTAGTTACGCCTATGGATATGGAAACCCGTGAGGAGGAGACAGGGGTGAAGCTATCAAGCCAAGAGCCGAGCGATGAGATATTTGAGGAGGCGTTTGCTGCTTTAGAAGAAGTAGGCGAGGTCGTAAATATGGATGAATGGGAGCTTGTAGATGAACGACCCGTTGACTACGATGCAGAGCAGGCATTAAGCAAGTACGCATTCGCATCAACAGGCAGCGCATTCCCTAACGCCAAGAGCAGCCAAGACGGAGTAACTGAAGAAGGCAAGAGGTACAAGGTTCGTTATGCTTACGCTCCCGAATCTGCAGCACTTCAGAAATCTAATAGCCGCGAGTTCTGCAAGAAGATGATAGCCGCAGGCAAGGTGTACCGCAAAGAAGATATTGAGCGTATGGATGGTCAAGCCGTCAACGCAGGCTTTGGCATATCGGGAGCAGCAACCTATTCAATATGGCTTTACAAGGGCGGTGCAAGATGCCATCACTTTTGGATGCGCAAGACGTACTTGGCAAAAGGCGAAGGCGTAACTCCCGATGTTGGCAACCCCAACGCAGAGGTGAGTGTAAACAAGGCAAAGAAGGAGGGCGTGGTACTTGAGACCAATCCTACAAACGTAGCGAAGCGACCTGTTGATATGCCCAATCAAGGATTTGTAAACCCACGATAAGATATGAAAGCTCTATGGATAAAGAGGGAAGACCTCGTACGGAATACGCTAATAAGCGGCAACCTTGATACCGACAAATTTACTCAGTTCATCGCTATCGCGCAAGATATTCATATTCAAAACTACACGGGAACCAAGCTATACGACAAGATTAGTGCGGACATTCTTGCAAACACTTTGACCAATCCATACCTCGCCCTCGTAAATGATTATCTACAACCAATGCTAATCCAATGGGCATTGTGCGAATATCTCCCCTTCGCAGCTTACACCGTAGGCAACGGTGGGGTGTTCAAGCACAACTCCGAGAATAGCACTACCGCAGAAAAGATTGAGGTTGACTATTTGGTAGGCAAGGCACGGGACTTGGCGCAGTATTATACGGATAGGTTCATCACTTATATGAGCTACAACCAAGCCTCATTCCCCGAATACAATAGCAACAACAACGCTGACGTTTACCCTGATACTGACTCTAACTTCAGCTCTTGGGTTTTATGAGTGGCAAGAAACAGACCTACACTCCGAAGCGTAGCAACATTGTGAAGTTAAAGAGTTATTTAGACAATGGGAGTTCAAGGCGATTGGGGACAAGGAGCAGCAAACAATGACATCTATTGGGGTCAAGCAGCAGCAACGAATAGTATCTCTTGGGGTATGGTTCAGCCATTGTCTTATGGTCATCCTACTACTAACCTTTACGGCAACAACGAGCAAGGTGCTTGGCAGTTGATAGAAGAAATTTGGAATACTTGGTCAACAACTTGGAATAATTAGAAATGGGAACAACTTTAACGGGGACAACCCCACAAGATACTTACGATAGCCTTATTAAGGTTACGGACAACGGGCCGCTTGGTGCTACCGTCAAATACTTAAGCGATGGTCTTGGCAATGATTCGGCTCTTGCTTTGTCAACGAGCCGTATTGCTATTGGCAGTACGATTGATTCGGGTGAATTGATTACGGCTTATGGTTCAACGGAAGCAGCAATCGTATTCCAAAACTCAAGTAGCGGCACGGGTACAGGAAATGGTTTGTATTTGGGTACTTTGGATGCCGAGAACTACCTGTGGACTTACGAAAACCAAGATATGATTTTTGGTGCTAACAACACCGAGCGTATGCGCATTTTATCAGGAGGCGGCCTAACCTTCAACGGGGACACCGCAGCAGCCAACGCCCTTGATGACTACGAGGAAGGTACTTGGACTCCGACTACTGCAACCGCAGGATATACGATAAACACAAGTGCGGGAAGTTATACCAAAATCGGAAGGCAAGTAACATTTAGGTGCGTTGTAAACTTTAGTGCGGTTAATGCCGCTTCTAATTCGTTTGTTGTTATTTCGGGTTTACCATTTAGTACATCCGCTATTTCTTATTCAGGAATTGTGAGAGAAGACTCAAACACAGGAGTTTTATATGCCTGCACCGCATTTAATACTTCACTCTTTATGAATTCAATGGATGGTACAACAACAGGTTCTCAAAGACCATTTGCTACTAATGAAAACTACGTTGTTAGTATCACCTACTTCGTATAAAAAATAAAACTAAACAAAATGATTGAAGAAGTAATCTACATCAGCGACTTTAACGTCAAATTAGACGGAACTATCGCAGTCCGCAAAACCACAGACGTTACCAAAGACGGAGCCGTAATCGCTTCCTCTTATTGGCGCACCGTGCTTGCAGTTAACGACCCTGCTGCCGATGAGGTATTGGGAGTTGATGGCTACTACCGCACCCTTGCCAACGATGCTTGGGCAATGATTCCAACGCCCGTAGTGGTTGAGGAAGCAGCAGCCGAGTAAATGGAACACCTACAACAACGGCTTGATGCATTAAAGCAGCAAGAGGCGAATCTACTAATGCAATTAGATGAGGTTCGCGTCTTGGTATCTGCATACGAGAACACCCTAAACAAAGATGACAAAGGAGTCGGCTGATAGCGTAATCACGTCTTGGTCTTTAACGGGAGCAGGACTTCTCGTAAGCTACGCCCACCAAATGTTGGGTTTAGCCGTACTTGTAACCTCACTTGCGTACACTCTTTGGAAGTGGCGAAGGGACT